TCCACCACTTTGGGAGAAGTACTAGTTGTGTTGGCGTAGGGTTAGAAGACCTACACTAGGTCACAGAAAACACAAGATGCCTGAAGGAAAACGAGATAACATCGTTCTTAGGCATAAAGAAAAAAAAGAAGATTTTTTATTTAGGGAACAAATATGGCAACAAGTGGAAGTTACAGCTTCAATCTCGACATCGATGAGATTGTCGAAGAAGCACATGAGCGAGCAGGACTAGGAAGAGCCTATTCTGGTGCAGACTACAGAACTGCCAGAAGGAGTCTTAATCTTCTTGGTCAAGAGTTTGCCAATAAAGGTATTAATCTTTGGACAATAAGAGAAGGTACGCTTTCTCTCAATCAAGGTGGTGGATCTTATACTCTACCAAGCTATGTCTTGGCTATATTAGATCATTCCGTTAGGACAGGCTCTGGAACAGGTCAATCAGATCTTGCTATAACCAGAATGTCATTAGGTGAGTGGGCATCCCTTACAAATAAAAACAGCACAGGAAGACCTAATAAACTTTACATAGAAAGACTTAGAGATGGCCCAAGACTTTATCCTTGGCCAGTCCCAGACAATGATACTTATACTTTGGTCTACTACTATGTAAGCATGATAGAAGACTCAACATCAGGATCTATTACTCAATATGATGCACCAACTAGATTTCTCCCTGCAATCGTATCAGGACTTTCATATCATATTGCGTTAAAAAATCCTAACACGATGGACAGAGTTCCAATGTTAAAGCAAATATATGATGAAGATTTTAGTCTAGCCGCGCAGGAAGACAGAGACAGATCTGATTTTAAAATTACTCCCAAGGTGACATAATGAGTTACGCAAGTGGGAAATACGCTTTAGCTGTATGCGATAGATGTGGACAACAATATAAGTATAGTCAATTAAGAGAAGAGGTAGAAAACGGAAGAAGAAATGGTCTTCGTGTTTGTCCACCTTGTTACGATGAAGATCACCCACAGTTACGCCTAGGGAAAGAAAAAGTCGTAGATCCACAAGCCTTACGAGATCCAAGACCAGATGCAGATCAGGTGGCAACGAACAATACAGCGTTTAATAATAGATTTCCACATACAGCAGGAGTTACATCCTAATGCCTAATTACAATACGTTAGTAACGGACATAAAGAACTATATGGAAGACGATGGAACGGAGTTCTCAGCTGCTATAGATACCTTTATTGATATTACCGAACTTAAGCTTTCAAGAGATCTTGTTCTACCTGCCTTTAGGCAAAGAGCTACTAGCTCTCTTTCGCAGAATGATGCTTTTATAACATTACCTGCTGATTTAGTTGTTTTAGAAAACTTACATCTTGTTGACGCAAATGTAAGAAAAATACTTCTTCTTAGGTCAGATGAATTTATGATGGAGTTTTGGCCAAATAGAACAGTTACAGGAACGCCTAAATACTATTCTTACTATGACAATTCTGCTTTGTATGTCGCCCCTACTCCTGCGTCAAATACTAATATAGAAATATCCTATAGAAGAAGATTACCTGCTTTGGGGGCAGGTGGTACAGCATCTACAACCTATACTGTTGCAGTTGTTTCATACGGAGGAAATAAATTCCTCTTAAATAATTCAGTCGCTCCTACTTTGTCTCTTGCCAGAGGAAACACTTACATCTTCGATCAAAGCGATAGTACTAACGCAACGCATCAAATAGCATTTAGAACGGCTGATGATTCGAGTTACAATACAGGTGTTACCAATGAAGGGGTTCTGGGACAGGCAGGGGCAAAGACTACCTTTGTTGTTCCGTCTGATGCTCCAAGCAGTTTAAAATATTACTGCACGACACACGGAAATGGCATGGGTGCAAATATTACTGTAACCGATAGTACAGCTAATCTTACTAATTGGCTCACAGACAACGCTTATGACGTTCTTCTGTATGGTTGTTTAGTTGAGGCTGGCAGTTTCAATAGAAACGATGCTATGGTTCAAAAGTATTTAGCTCTGTATCAAACCTCAGTACAGGCTATAAATAAAGAAGGAAACATGAGGTTATCAATCGACAATTTTTACCAAAAAAGTGAGGGTTAAAAAATGGCTACAGCTAATGCAGCAACAAACTATCTAGAGGAGAAATTAATAAAATTTATCTTCGACAATAATTCAGGTTCTTTTGCAACACCTGCAGCGAATCTTTATGTGGGTCTTGCGACTGCCGTATCTGATGCAGAAGCAGGTTCGTTAACAGAAGCAACATTTACAAACTACGCTAGACAGCAAGTTAACGGAACATCAGGTGGATGGACAATATCTACATCAGCTGGAACTGTAACAGCCGCCAACGCGGCCAATGTAGAGTTTCCTGCGTCTGGGAGTTCAGTTACCAACCAAACAATCACACACGCTTTCGTGGCCGATGCATCTACATCTGGAAATATTTTGTTTGTAGGAGCGTTAGATGCTTCAAAAACTATAGGCAACTTGGACATCTTCAGAATCAACACAGGCAATCTGTCTATCGAATTGAAGTAGGCCTATGGCTTTTAAAGTTGCAGATCGTGTAAAGGAAAGTACCACCACCTCTGGTACAGGTAATATTACTCTGGGAGGTGCTCAAAATGGTTTTGTTACCTTCTCTTCTGTACTAAGCAATGGTGACACGACCTACTACACAATATCAGATGGAAATAATTGGGAAGTTGGTTTAGGGACGTACAATAGTTCTGGCAATACCCTCACAAGAACAGATGCAAACGTTCTTCAATCAACAAACAGCGATAACAGAATATCTTTAAGTGGTAGTGCTGCAGATGTGTTTATAACATTACCTGCCGATAAAGCTGTTTTCCTAAATACGTCTGGTGATTTGGTAGTAGGTTCACAGACCTTTTTAAATGCTACTTCTCAAAGGTTTAGTTATTTAGTTTCATCAAGCACACAAGCAGCTTTTACAGGTGCAGACGCAGCAGGTAGTACACTTAATTTTACAGGTAGCTTAATAGACGTATACCTTAATGGTGTGCGTTTATCTAAACAACAAGGCGACTTTACTGTAACAGGTGGACATACAGTAACCATTAGTCCTGCTGCTAATCAGAATGATATTGTTGAGATGGTTGCCTTCAATGTTTTCACGGACTCAGAGCTAGTAGATGATGCACTAGCGTTGAGTGTAGCTTTAGGATAGGGATATGCCAAATAATTTTAAAAACGACATAACCTCTGGATTGGGGACAAGTCTTACATCTATTTACACAGCAGGGTCTGGGGTAACTGCCACAGTCATAGGGATGACCTGTGCTAATACAACATCTTCCGATGTTACAGTTACAATAACAGTCACGGATACAAGTGCATCAGCCACAGCTAATGTAGTAAAGAATGCCCCTGTACCTACAGGTGGGAGTTTGGTGGTTGCAGGTGGCAATCATAAAATAGTTCTTGAGACAGGTGATATACTAAAAGCTCAATCTTCTGCATCAAGTTCAATCGATATAATGTTAAGTGTATTGGAGCAAACATAAAATGGGATATATAGGTAATTCAAATCCAAGTGTAACAAACCTAGGAGGGGATATTGATGTTAATGGACATCAAATAAAATCCTCTAACAACGGAAACATAGAAATTGTACCAGATGGTTCAGGTACAGTAAAAATAGATGTGCTTACTTTCCCTGTCTCTGATGGTTCAAATGGACAGTTTCTACAAACAAACGGAAGTGGGGTTCTTTCTTTTAGTACACCATCAGGGGGGATTACAAGTGTAGCCGCTGATAGTACACCTCAACTTGGTGGCAATCTAGATGTAAATGGAAATGATATTGTTTCAACATCTAATGGTAATATTGAGATTTTACCAAATGGTAGTGGAAAGGTACACTTAGATGGAAACGGATCATCAGGTGGTGTTCTGGTATCAGATGGTTTAATAGAAATTAAGACAGGAACAGGTTCTGTAGGAGAGGTTAGATTTTATTGTGAGAGTTCCAATGCTCATTATGTATCTCTTAAATCTCCTGCCCATAGTTCTTATTCTGGCAATGTTGTTCTTACCCTTCCTGCCACCGATGGGTCTAGTGGTGAATACTTAAAGACCGATGGAAATGGAGTTCTTTCTTGGGATACTCCAAGTGGTGGTGGTGGTGGAGGTTCTTCTAGTGCCGTATTTACTGTAACTGTAGCTTCTGCACCTAGTAATCCAAGCTCTGGACAAGCTCTTATATACTCAACACAAACTTCTGGACACACAGGTATTGCAGTTCATTCAGGTGATACTTCAGAAGTTTTTAAAGTCTACTATCATACTAACACTACTCCTAGGTTGTATATTAACAATTCAGGTAATGCTGAATTTTATGGTTATGTTGGTGCTACTTACTATAACCCCAGATCAGGATCGTCAGGTGGAAACTTCCAACCAATGGCAGGATATGGTGAGGGTTCAGGACTAGAACTTCCAGGTGCTATTATTATGACAGGAAGTTCAGCTTACTCTCAATATGCAAAACCTATTAAAATGTATGGAAAGTCTAATGCCTATGTCAACCTTCGTCCTTCTACCTCTCAAGCAGCAGGTACAAACTTTGATTTTATTCTTCCAGCTGCAGTTGGGTCATCAGGTCAATATTTAAAAACTACAGGATCAGGTGTTACTGAATGGGCATCTGTAAGTGCGGGTACGCCTAACCCTGTTGATATTCCTGACTCATCAAGCGATCAACCAACGTCAAATTGTATCCGAGTAGGAACAGGTAACGATATGAGGATTTTCCATTATAATGGTAAAAATTACATAAGAATAGCCACAAATGGATCATTTGGAGGTGGTGGTGACTTTATGATACAAGATTCTTATGGTCAAGCTATGGTAGATTGTATAGCACAAGGTCATGTTAAATTAACTCATAATGGATCTAATAAGTTAACAACAGCCTATGGTGGTGCTAATTCTATAACACTATCTGGGGTTTATACCTTACCTGGTTCTGACGGATCTTCAGGTCAACAGTTAACGACAAATGGTAGTGGAACTGTAACATTCGCGGCGGCGAGTTCTGACGAGAGACTCAAGAAAGACATATCTGCAAATGACATGGGGTTAAGTTTTATTAATGAGTTAAATACTAAGGTATATACATTTAAAAGCTATAAAGAGTTAGACGCAAGCGACTCACAGTTATCTCATTTAAAGCCACAGGAATATACTAAAGATGGGGATGACAGTACCCCTGAATCTGTAAAAAATGAAACCGAAGATGATATTCCTTATAATTTATCTACAAGAAAAGGTGAGCAAAGAGGTCTTCTTGCTCAAGAAGTTAAAACTTCATTAGATAAATTAGGTATTAAAAACTTTAAAGGTTGGGGCGAAGACAAGTATGGCGTTCAGGAAATACATCTTGAAGAATTTGTTGTCCCCTTAATTAAAGCAGTTCAAGAATTGTCTAAAAGAGTAGAAGAGCTAGAGAAGGGTTAAAAGATGGCAACATGGAAAATAATTAACACAACGCAAGATAATAAAGGTAGTTCTGGTGACAATCAAATTGTAAATGTAGAGTTCAAAGTCGGTCATACAATCGGTGGGTTAACAGGTTGGGCTGCATTTGAAGTTAATCTTCCTGACACAGAAGGTTCTTTTACTGCTATAGATGATGTTACTGAAAGCCAAGTAATTAAATGGGTGAAAGCAGCCTTACCAAGCAACCTCTCTGTTACAGAATGCGAGACTAGAGCAAAAGAAGAATATAACAGGATTAAAACAGAGGTAGACAAAGAAAATTTAACTTCAAGTCAGAATACGAAATCGTGGGAGTAATTTTGAATGACTAGAACAAGGAGTTTAGCAGACAGGGCCAGAGATCCTTCTCTATCTGGGGATACTACTCCTGAATTGGGAGGAAATTTAGACGTAAACGGAAATCACATCGTTTCTACCTCAAATGGTAATATAGCCATAACCCCTCATGGCTCTGGACAGGTTGTATTAGATGGTCTAAGTTGGCCGACCTCTGACGGAAGTTCTAATCAACTTTTAAAAACAGACGGATCAGGTAGTTTATCTTTTGCTACAGTAAATTCAGATGTGGTAAGCGATACGACACCTCAACTAGGGGGCAGTCTGGACGTTAATGGGAATGCCATCGTTTCTGCATCAAATGGAAACATAGCTATTACACCTAATGGCTCTGGTAAAGTTATTATTGATGGGTTATCGCATCCAACTTCTGATGGCTCGTCAGGACAATTTTTAAAAACAGATGGAAGTGGTAGTTTATCTTTCGATACAGTAAATACAGATTTATCTAGTGACTCAACCCCACAGCTAGGGGGTAATTTAGATGTAAACGGAAACTCTATAGTTTCTGCATCCAATGGAAACATATCGATAACTCCCAATGGATCTGGAAAGATTATCTTAGATGGACTTAGTTTTCCTACGGCTGATGGTTCGGCTGATACTGTATTAAAAACAGATGGTTCAGGAAATCTTGCGTTCTCATCTGTATCTGCTTTATCAGGTTCAGGAATACAGCAAGTACAAGACGACACTTCTCCTGTTTTAGGTGGAAACTTAAATGCTAACTCAAATCAAATATCTAATGTAAGTGCTATTGCCGTTGGTCAAAGTTCATTCTCTGGTGGTGGTGTTTTAGCAGACTTTCATGCTTCTGGTAGTGGTGTAGGCTCTCAACTTGCTTTTGCTAATGACCACAACACAAGTAAGTTTTATGTTGGTCTTGAAGGAAATACAACAGGAAATGCTCTTATTTATCAATCAAAAGATGCAGATATAAATTTTTATACCAACAATAATTTAAGGATGACCCTTGATAATAGTGGAGATCTTATACTTGATGATGGGAATATAATTTTACCACAAACAGGGGTACTAGCATTTAACTCAACATCTGATGAATACATTACTGCAACTGCATCTAATTTATATCTTGGAGTGGATAATGGCTATCATATACATATTGATGGAACAAATGATCATATAAATTTTAGAATTGATAATGCTAATGTAAATGGAAATCTTCATTATGATTCTAATGATTATTTTGCTTTAGAAAGTACTAGTTACTTATCACTTCAATCAAATGTAAGTAGTACTTTAAGATCAGTTATTCTTGGTAATACTTTCTTCAAACCTTTTAATGCTGATAATGGTGCGCTTGATTTAGGTACTTCATCTGCAAAGTGGAAAGAAATACATTCAAATGGTGTAATTAATAATGGTAGCTATGATGCAGTAATCCACACACATAGATATGGATACAACAATGCTAGGAATTTTGAATTAGCTTCAGGTGGTTCTGGTGCTGATGTTGGACTACATTTAAAAGACGCAGGAAGCACTGCTTCTCTTCAGCTTTATGGAACAGCCAATCAGTATGGTTTTTTAAATGGTGCTTGGGGTGGTTGGGATTTGCAAAAACAAAAGGCAGGTAATTTATACCTTAATGCTAATACTACTTATTATTTAAATCCTGCAAGTACCTCTATATTAAATTATCAAAGAGTTGGGAGCACTTTTTCTGTAGGAACGACAAGTGCTTTAAATAGCGCAGGGCAAATTGGACTTTATTCTAGTGGTAGTCCTTACATTTCATTCCATAATGGAACATTAGATAGAACTGCTTACATTCAAGAAAGTGGTGGTGCTTTTTATTTAAATGAAGCAACTTTTACTTCAATGTCAGGGTCAGCTCGTGCGCCTATATTTTATGATTCAGGTAATACTAGTTACTATTGTGATCCTGCAAGTTGGAGTACACTCTACGATGTAAACATCATTCGCAACCTTTCTCTCAATGGAAGCAATGGAACTGCAGGACAAGTGCTTCAAACCAATGGTGCAAACCAAAGTCCAACTTGGGTCGATGCAGGGGGTGGTGCTTGGGAAGTTATAGGAAACTACACAGGCACTAATGTTAATAGTGTGGATTTTCTTAATGGCGTAAATGGTTTTGTTTGGAACAATTCAACTTATAAAAGAATAAAATTATATGGAAACCTTGTAGGTTATTCTGGTCGTACTGTAATGACCCATTTTTTTCCATTAGTAAGCAATGGTTCTTCTGGCAATGTAGTTCCTACTAACCTTGTTTTTTATGTAACAGAGTTTGCTGAAGCATATCCAGAATATAATGTTTCTCTCACTTCATCTTTTCAATATATTTACCAAAGTAATGCTAATAATAATAATTCTGGTGTTATGTTTCAAGCGCAATGTGGATCACTTCCAACTGGTACTGGTAGTGGTATAGCAATGTTTACCAATTCTATAGGTGGCACTTCTTTTAATTCAAATAAAAGAAAACTAGATACTACTGTTACCGCTGAATTTGACTCTCTTGGTCTTGGAACTAATAAAACTTTTAGTTGGAGAGTATGGGTTTCCCATGATTATCCTTCTTTCTATTTTTATCCAAGACGAATATCAGGAGAAACTTTATCACATGGTTGGACAAATCAAGGCATAAGGGTCGCAGGATCAAATTCTAGTTCAAATTTTAACTATGACTTTACATTTTTAGGGCTTAAACCATGAGCAAAATTACAAAAGACGATATTGATTGGGATAATTTCCCTGCTTACATTGCAGGGTCTAGTGAACCAAAAGTGCTTACTGAAGAAGAAAAAGATTGGATTGTTGAACATCACAATAATGAAGAATTAATAAATGAACCCATTTTTAGTGGCACTCAAGATGAGCAAATGGCAAGTATGTTTAGAAGGATGCGAAATAGTTACTTAGCTTCTACTGATTGGACACAACAACCAGATGTTCCAGAAGAAACTCGAACTAAGTGGCAGTCTTATAGACAAGCTTTGCGAGATTTACCCACGCATGAGAACTGGCCTAATTTAAAAGAGTCAGACTGGCCAACTAAACCAGAATAGAGGAAAATATGACAGAGAATACACAACCCCCAAAGATAAGATGGAAAGGTAAAGAGTATGAGCAATCATCTCTTACTGACCAACAAAAGTATTTGTTTGCACAACTCATCGATATTGAGAAAAAAGAAAACAATGCAAAGTTTGTTTTAGATCAAATACAAGCAAGCAAACAAGTTTTTGAAGAAAGACTAGAGAAGGAGATGTCACAATGAGTATGACTTATACTTGGGAAGTCACATCCATACAAACTAAAGATGAAACTAATACTGATAATGCTACAAATAAAGATGCAGTTATTCAAACTCGTTGGAAGGTGATAGGCAAAGATAGTGATGGAAATGAAGGTGTTTTTAATGGTGCTACTCCTCTTACTTCTGTGAATACTTCAGCATCAGATTTTAAAGCTTTAGCTGATTTAAAAGAAGAAGATGTTCTTGGGTGGATTCAAGCAAAAGTTACTGGTGATTATGAAACTCATGTAAATGCACAAATCCAAAAACAAATTGATGATATGGCTATCAAAGAAACTGATTTGCCTTGGAAGGACTAATAAAAAATGATGCTAGGCAATCATCCATTTTCAACTGCAGCTTTTAGTGAGCAAGCAGGGGGTGAGGTTAGATTAGCTACGTCTGATATGAATGCGTTAGCAACTGTAAGTTCGGCTTTAGCAACATTAAGAATTAGTGGTTCAAGTCAGATTTCTCAAATGCCACAAGTAAGCGTTGGCGTTGGAGTGATAGGACTAGCATCAGAACAGTCATTTAATTTTACACAAACTTCTAACCCATTTAAGATAGTTAATGGTGTTCAGGAGATGTCAGGAGACTTCACACAATCTCTTTTACCATCAGGAACTTTCTCTGCCGTTCAGGAGATGTCAGGAGCTTTTACAAAGACATCTGCTTTGACAAAAATAGCTATTACTCCATTAGAGAAAAGTTTTAACTTAACTCAAAGCTCTGGTGGTTCTTTATTGTTAGACGCATCCGAGACACTAAGCAGTAGTTTCACGAAGTCTGATATAGCAAGAATTATAAGAAGTGCAGTAGCAGAAACTTCTACTGTATTTGAAAAAACTACGACCCCAAATTTAACTATGAGTTTAGAGTCGGAGATAACATCCGAGTATACCCAAAGCACATTAGCTTGTGCTACCTACTCTGGAGACAGTACACAGAACTTTCTTTTTGATCAGTCTTTAGCACCGACTGTTATAAAGGTAGACTCTGGATCAATGACTACAACTATAGATCAGTCTATGGTTGGAAGAATTGTAATGTTACTACAGGGTGAACTAGACGCAAACTTAGGTCAAACCTCTGTAGGCGCAATGACTGTTTTCTCTAGCTCATCTTTAATATCGGTTGCTATAAAAACATCTGTAGGAGTAGCAATACTAGGTCTTGTTTCTGAAATGAGTTCTAGCTTTACAAAGTCTTCTCCACCGATAGTTGCTATTAGAGGTGGTTTATCAGAGCAAAGCTTTACAGGTGACTTATCATCAACCCCTACTTACATTGGGGTAGGTGTTTCAGAAGTAGATTTAAATTTTACCACGAGTGGACTTCCTTCTGTTGTGAAGAGTGGAACAGGTTCTCTAGACCACAGCATAACAATTTCTACTCTTGGGGAAAAATTATACGAAGACATTGACACACAAGTCATACCAGAGAGCTTTACAGTAATTCCACCAAAGGGAGGGGTTTGGAGTAACGTATCTGCACCTAGTGGTGATTGGACAGTATTAGAAAGAAGAACGAATTATCCTTCAAGCCAAGATCAATACACATCTGGACAGAGCAACAACCAACAGGGTGGTGGTTCTGGTGGTTCTGGTGGATCTGGTGGATCTGGAGGATCTGGGGGTGGTGGTGGCTACCCATAAAGATAATTAATATTGGAGAAATAAATGCCTAGCACACATACAAACCTTGGTATAGAAAAAATGGCAGACGGAGAAAATGCCAATACTTGGGGACAAAGAACAAATACAAATTGGGATATAACTGAAGACGCTTTATCAGGAAAACATTCTATAGCTTTGTCAGATCAAAACACAACCATAGCTACTTACAACAACGCTGCTGTTGGATCAGGGAATGAAACTAGAAAATTCTTACTAGAGTTCTCTGGAACATTATCACAAGACCGAACAATAACACTCCCTACTAAAGATAAAGTATATGGAGTAAAGAACTCTACAGGTGGTGGGTTTTCTTTGGTGTTTACTTGTGGTGCAGGTGACAACGTTACGATAACAAATGGAAAGTCTGCAATCATACATACATCTGTAACAGGTGGTCATTGTGTTAACATGACAGATGTTCCAACAGATACATCTGTATCTACAGCAATATCAAAAATACCATCTTCTTGGACAAACTCTGCACAATCTATTTTTGGTCTTACAGATACTCCTAGTTCTATTGGAACAGCAGGACAGGTATTGAAAGTAAACTCTGGAGCAACAGCCTTGGAGTTCGCAGCAGATGACTCAGGATCAGGAAGTGGTGGAGACGCAGCTACTCTTGATGGTCAGCAACCAAGTTATTACCTAAATTATAATAACTTTTCTAATACACCAAATCTTAGTCAGTACTTAACATCAGGTTCATTGTCAGGGTATGCAACAGCAAGTGCCACACCTCAAAATTATGTTGATAATTTAAGTTTTACTCAAAGTACTATTAAAAATGGTACTTATGTATTTGCGGCAGTTAGTCCTGCATCAACGACAACTTATTCTTATGGAGACACTATTAGTGGGGGTAATCTTTTACCTACAGGGGCAATTACTACTTGGGGAACTTCCGTTACCAACCAAGCTATGAACTCCTCATCTACTCTGCCAGGAACTTGGAAATGTATGGGGCAAAGGCAACCACATCCTAGTAATACTTACTCATGGACAATAAATATAGCAACACTTTGGATTAGAACTTCCTAATGATTGAAATTAAAGAATTTAAAAACGCAAAGTACATCAACGAAACTTGTATTGATTGTGAGATTAACCATCCCCAACATGGGTGGATACCTTTTACAGTTGTTCCTGACGATTATGGTTCGGATGTTAATGTACAAAAACTATATGAGGATTTAGTTAAATCGAATCCAGATCCGTATGTTCCACCAACACAAGAAGAGTTGGATGATCTAAAGGCAATGGAAGTGCGAAGGTGGAGGGATATTTTGTTACAAGAACAAGTGGATTCTTATGTGATGAATTTTATGCGTTGGGATGAGCAACCAGAGGAAAAACAAAATAAGATTAGAGACTACAGACAAAAGCTTTTGGATGTCCCACAGCAAGAGGGATTTCCTCATAACGTAACATGGCCAGAGAAGGATTTTTGAAATGTACATGAAACCAAATTATGGCATGGGTGGAGGTATAGCTTCTTTACTATCGCCTTTAACAAACATGATTACGCAACAACTTACAAAACAGTCACAAGCGTCATTTTTGGATAAGCTTGTTCCGTATGTTAATGAAGTAGAAGACTTGACCACAGAAACATTTCCAGAACTAGATATGAGTTCTACAGGTGGTGGAATAGGAAACTTTCCAAGTCCGTCAATCAACGCTCCTTTGTTTCAACCTTCCAACCCTACAGGAATACAGCCATATAGAGCATTTGGAGTGCCAGCCGACAGTCCCTTTCACAAAAACGACTTATCTACTTTCGTTGATTTTGGAAATCAAATGAACCAAAAAGGCAAAAACCCAAGCTATCAAGCTACTCCACTTAACAACATTCTTGATCAGGGTATGCAAGCATTATATGGGTATAAATAATAATGGCATTAAAGAAGATAGCCATACAAGGTGGCGTAGTAAAAGATGATACAGTCTATTCTTCTGAAGGAAGATGGGTAGACTCCGATAAGGTACGCTTTTACAATGGTCGAGCACAGAAGATTGGTGGTTGGGAAAAAACTATCAACGACAGTTTTGGTGGGGCAGCTAGAGCTTTGCATTCTTGGAGAGACTTTAACGACAACAGGCTTTTAGCGATAGGAACACATACTAATATTTACATACTAAAAGATGGCATTCTTTACGACATTACTCCTGCTGATCCTTCGTTCTCTACTGTAACATTAGACTTGCAAGACACAGGATCTAACCAATTCCATCCTGCTATTGCGTCTACAGATTATGGACATATGGTTTGTTATTATCCACAAGCAAAGGATTCAACAACAAGTGTTGCGTTGGGGACTGATACACAGTATGGAGATCAAGAAAGGGATTATGGTTGGGCCTATAGTACATCTCCAGATATATCTGGTTCAAGTGGCACAAATGCAAGGTCAGAAGGCCCAATACTAAGGTTTTACAAATCATCACACGGAGTTCCTACCAACGGATCAAATGGAACACCTATAGCTTACTATTTTAATAATCTTAACATAGGTGAGATTAGAATACCAAAACTATCTGCTACAATCGTTAATAACACAACAAACTATTTTGACATTCTTTTACCATCAACTTACGACTCTGGAACAATACTTAATTATACATCTATAGCAGGTTATACTGCCAGAGGGGTCACAGCATACTTTCTTGGATCAGAAACATATTCACCCGGTTCTAGTTATTATATAGGTGGAGCACAAGGCCCAAATGTAAGTAGAATAGGTCATTTACAAACGCAAATAAGATGGTCTGCCCCATTTGATACTACAGGTAGGGTGATGATCCCTTATGCAACGCAAAACACATCAAATACTTTTTTTACGGCAGGGACAAGGACAGGGGTAGGTAATATTCTGGCTCACCAAGGAACTCATAAAATAAGCTCCCAGATTTCTGATGCATCTCTGGCCAATCATATGTTAGGAAATGTTGTTACCGATAAAAATAACAGACCATGTGCTAGAAGAGTTGTAGTAGGCAATCACGGAATTAACTTACCAAGTTCAGGCTATCCTAATTACACCACACCATATCAATATGGATGTTATGAAAGCTATACAGACTCATATCCTTCAGCTTACATAGGGGTTACAGGAAAGACTTACGAAGGTACGACTGTTACCGAAAGTATCTACATTCTTGGGGTTCAGGGATTTTCTAATGCTGAATCTAAAATAACATATTCAAAACATTGGTACGCAGAGATCGATGACATATACTATGTAAAACTAGGCTCTACAGGTGGAGCAAATACTTCAAATCCACATAATACCGATCTCGATAATGGATGGGATTTATTAGGTTCTGTTACAGTAGGGTTATCAAGAGAAACACAGTCCACGGCCTACGATGCAAGCCTTACAGCCTTTCCTGCTATTTCTTCAGGTGGGACAACAGATGTTACAATAACAAAGCCTGTAGAATCTGGAGAAGAACACTCTAACTTCGCTTACGGATGGGGAACAGGTGTTTGGCAAGCAGGATCTAGTTATACAAGGGGTTGGGGTCAACCTGCTTCTACATCTAATGTTGTAGTTGATCCAAGAGTTTGGAGCTTTGATAATTTTGGTGAAGACCTCGTTCTTGCTCACAACAATGGTGCTCCTCATTATTGGGATACTTCTGGTGGTGTAGGTACGGCTGCTGTCCAAATCACAAACGCAACAAACCCAAGTACACCTCAATCAGGCAGAAATAACTCTACACATGGTATTGTCCCAACAAGCGTAAAGAGTATTTTCGTCACTTCTCCAGATAGGCACATTGTTTGTTTGGGAGCAGGTGATCCAATGAAGGTACGTTGGGCAAGTCAAGAAACTACAAACATTTGGACAGAGAACGTTGATACAAATACATCAGGGGGTCAGATCCTTACAGGTGGTACATTCTTAGTGGGATATGCCAAGGTAAGAGGGCAAACGCTTTTGTTTAGCGATAAGAACGTTCATGGTATGGTTTTCCAAGGCCCACCATATACTTTCGGTTTTAAAGAGCTTGGTAATAACTGTGGTCTTATTTCTCCACATGGAGCAATGGCTATTCAGGGAAGGTGTTATTGGATGGGATTTAAAAACTTTTTCGTCTTCGATGGTGGGGTTAAAGTTCTTCCTTCTCCTGTAGCAAAATATGTCTTTGAGGATTTCAATTATGCCGAACAATTTAAGGTTGTTACAGGGACATCTAGGGGGTACAACGAGATCTGGTGGTTTTATCCTAGTATATCTACAAACGATGAGACTACATCAACAAACGCAGCAGGTCAAAACCGAGAGAACAACCGATACGTTAAGTATAATTATTTAGAAAACGTATGGGATGTAGGAACATTTAGCAGAACAGCTTGGGAAGGTGGATCAATCTTTGAAAACGATATTTCGGCTGATGCAAATAGAGTTCTATACAATCAAGAAGTAGGAACAACCGATGACGGATCACCTATCAATGCTTTTGTTGAAAGTGCAGACTTTGATATAGACGATGGTCAGAATATTATGTTTGTAGATAAGGCACTACCAGATGCTACGTCAACCGACAAAGAGGATGGGACATATGATGAGACTTATAATATTACCTTTAGCTCTAGGAAAGACAGTTTAGGTGATTATACAACCAAAGGCCCATTTACTGTAAGAAATAGAGATGTAACTATCTCTGGAGTAAACTACTCCAAGACAGGAAGAATTAATCCTAGAGTGAGAGGAAGACAAATGAAAGTAAAAGTTCATTCTGATGGATTACATGATCATTGGAGATTAGGTGATCTTAGGTTAAACATGAGGCCAGATGGAGAGAGATAATGGCAACAAGTAGATTTACAGTAGCACCACTACCAAGACTATCAGAGGGAGATGATCCTACTGTATGGGCAAGTGAGTTAGTAGATGCACTAGAGCAAAACTTTGACAACTTAAGTCAAGCCGCTAATGTTGGAGATATTAATACAAAGTTCTCCACAGCAAATATAACAACAACAAAATCATTAGATGCAAGCTCAACTTCTACGGCCAACAATGCCAACGTTCTTGGGTCAGTAATTAATGCCTTGAGAGAAAAGGGAGTACTCGCATAATGTCATACACAGACGCATATATATCAGCAACAAGAGGTACAAAGGAAAACCCTTACTCAAGTTTTTCTGAAGCTATGAAAGATGGTCGTGAAGGTCAGAACGTATATATAGGAAAAACAGGTGATAAACCTACTTATACAAAAATGGCGTATGCAGATTCTTCTCCTTCTTCAAAATCTAGCAAAAAGAAAGATACTGCTAGTACGTTCTTTGACGACAATGCATCTGGTATNGTTAGAGACGTTGCNANANCNTTNATGTTNCCTGTANCTATCCCNTTTACTNTAGGNAAGTACCTATTTGGTGGANANGATAGNGAAGGTAACAAAAGAAGTGGTATTTTTAATTTAGATANAGATGGNGATGGTTCGCCTTATACATCTACTAAAGATGGAAAAGTAACGAACATATTTGGTCAAGAACTAAATATGGACAAGAACAGAAAAATAGGTGGGTTTTTCGATTCTCTTGACGTAGATGGGGATGGAAGTTTTCTCACAACAGGTGGTAGCTTTTTCTCTCCCATGACAGATGAGCAAAAGGCAGAGTATCAGAAAAAGGCTTTAGAAAGCACAGGAGGAGATTCTAGTCCTACTAGCGTCTTAGATCCTAATGCTGTAGGCGTTTTGCCAGACGGAACTCTTAAGTGTAAAGAAGGGTTTTTTTATGACATTAAAACTAAAATGTGTGTTAAGATGGAGGAAGAAACTCCAACTGTAAAGGCAGATCCTGTGGGAATACAAACCTTAGACGATCCAATGACATACGGACAAAAAACAGGAGAACAGATACTATCCCCTGCTGTTGGTGCATTTCAGGCCAGAGATGGTATGGCTGTGCAAAACTTAAGAAGACAACCTTCTGGAATAGTAACTGGGCCTGGTGGCCCAAAAGATGATCTAGTCGGCCCAATAGCTTTATCGGCCCAAGAGTTTGTTATGCCTAAAGAACAAATTATGATGAAGGGCAATGGGGACTACAATAAGGGAATAAGACAGCTTGAGGCTGAACGCAAGAAATCTTTAAAACAGTATGATGTGGCATAGGAGTACATAATGGCAACGCAAACAACGATTACAGATTATCCTGATTGGATGAAAACCTATCTTGAGGATGTCCTTGAGAAGAGCAAAGATTTATACGATACGGATGAATATACTCCATATGGTCAACCTAGGATAGCTCCTTTTACTGACAATCAAAAGGCAATCATGGATACAATAATGAACTATGAGGGTCAGGACGAAGGTATAAAAGCTTTAAAAGATTCATTCTACACCACAGACGCAGATGGTAATAAAGTCTTAAAAGACTATGACTTTACTCCAAGGGAAACTACTGCAAAAACGTTCTTAGACAAAGATGCTGAAGGTAACAGGATTATTGATCAGTATATGAACCCATATGAAGATCTGGTTGTAGACAAGTTACGCAGACAGACAGATAGAAATATGGCTCTGCAAAGACAAAAAGATATGGCTAGAGCCGTAGGTAGAGGTGCTTTCGGATCGACAAGAGAAGCAGGAACGACAGAAATGGGTCAACAAGCTTTATTAGACAGATTAGCTAATGCAGAGGCTGATCTATTCTATAAAGGTTATGGACAAGCAGCTGATATCTTCTCCAAAGATGCAGATAGATCTCTAAAGGCAGACTCCTTAATGTCTAAGCTTGGACTAGAAGCTGACAAGTTAGGAATGCTTGGGGACTTTAATAGAGCATCTGCACTTGAATCACTAGCAAAGACAGATCAACAATTATTTGCTGACGAGATGGCTCTAAAGGGTAGTGTCGGTGATGCAGAACAAAAGATGAACCAAGCTAGTTTAGATTTAGCTTATGACGACTTTCTAAAGCAAGAACAGTTCCCCTACCAACAGTTAGATTTTTATAACAGTATTGTTAAAGGTCTTACGCCTAATATTGGAGCAGGATCTGTTACGCAACAAACTAAAGATCCTAGCTTTTTACAGCAGGCGTTAGGACTAGGAATAAACGCTTTAGGTTTATACGGAATGGGTGGTGGATTTAAACCCGGTGGGTTTGATTTTGGAAACTTTTTAAAGTAGGTTAAAAAATGGCAGTAGATCCAATTAAAATACAGACAGTCTTACGGAAAGCGTCTGATCAACAGCTTATGGCTTTGTTGAAAAGACCAGACAGCATTCCAAGTATGTTTGTACAACAAGAAATAAGACGAAGAAATCAGGCAAGGCAAGCCGCCAAGGCAGATATGTCTAAAATGGCTATGGCACAAAGACCTCAACTTACGCCTGAAATGTCTCGTATGGATCAAACACCAATGCCAAGACCACAAGACCCAATGGCTAGTGCTATTCCTATGAACACAGGAGGTAGTGGTGAGTTAGCAAAACAGAAACAGTTACTTATGCAAATGTACAACGCAGGTCGTATGAACATTGTTCAGGGTGTGGCACAGAGGGACAAAGGTGAACTAGGAAGCTTTGCAAGAAGTCTCTTAGGGGGAGCTAGTTATCCTGAAGAAGCTATGGGATTAAATATTCAAGGGGCAAGACCTTACGCAGATAATAACAAATCTGAATTTTTAAATCAACTTGAGCAATCAGGTATAAAAGCTATTCAAAGCGAAACTACTCCTATGGATCTTGAGAATGAATTTATAGAAGGTCAATTTGATCCAGAAGGTAAGTTTGATTATGGGGGGTCAAGGGCAAGTACAGATCCAAGAATGAGAACAAACACTATTGGATTTGATCCTAGAACAAATATAGGTGAAATGCGTTTTCCTCCTAACTATGCTTCAAGGGAAAATCTTGTTGAGCCTGAAACAAATATTGATGCAGTAAGACCTAACATACTACCATCTACAGTACTTGATAGAAGAGCTATTCCTAGAGGCCCAGATTTTGCTGATCAAAAGTTTCAACAGAAAAGACCATCTGGTATGTTAGAAACAGATGCACAGCTTAACATAGATAGACCATCAACTTTAAGCAATATAATTGATGCATTTAACAACCCTGTACCAGATAGTGGTAGATATTTAGCGACAAACAGAGGTGACTTAGATCAAGCGAGAAATCTTATTCAGGGAGAAGTTGGATTTGGAGATATAAGCTCTACATCTGGACTAGAAATTCCTGAATCTTCTGGTAAACTTCCAATAAGTGACATATTCAAGGGCATTGCTAATATAGGTGGAGAACCATCAACCCCTGTATCTCAAGGTGGAATAAATTCTGATCGATTCCTTATGCAAAATGACGTAATGACACCAGAATATATGGATTATCTTACAAAGAGAAACAGAGCTAATAAGAAGGTAGCTGATTCTATACAGACCGATAACGCCTTATTTACAGAAAAAGGGTTTGTTCCAGCAACCCCATCTGGTTCAGCATCGTACTTACCTGATGATCGTAGGATTATTGCAGAAGGCCCAGACTACGCTTATAAGAAATTTGAAAGGGGTATGCCAACAGGTAATTTTGAGCAAAAAGGTTATGCTCAACCACCTAAGTTCCCAGATGGTTCTAGTAGATCGCTTGATGCATACAATATCATAAAAGATGAAATAGCTGAAGGTCTAGACAATGAGTTTCTAGGCTCAACTATATTTAAATCCCCTGGGGACATTAGAGATGTACGCAAAAACATTCTTGGTTTAGGGGCTGGTACGGATCAAGATAAATTTAAATCTGGTGGGAATTTTAAAGATATTTTTACACCTCTTCCGACTGTAGCAGAAGTTACAGAAGTCAAAAAGAAATTTAACCCAAAAAGCGATAGAAAGGAAATTGCTGAACTAGATTCTATAATGAAGGATGCTGAAAAGAATAGTGAAATAGTTGAGAGCATAAATAATGACGCTACAAAAGTTTTTGATTATAGTACTCCAGAAAAAAATCAAGAGGAGTATGAAAAAGCTTCAGCATCTGATAAAGCTATATATAATAATAAAGCAAAGAAAACTGGCGTAGGAGACCCTGGTGGAGTAGGTAGTGCTCTTGCATCTCAATATGGTAATCTGACTGATGCTCAAAACAAATTAATAGAAGCTATGAAACCAAATGGTGGTGATCGTTTCTGGCAGTTAGTAGCAGAATTTGGTGCTAACTTGGCTGCGTCTGACAGTCCTAACTTTATGCAAGCAGCAG